GTCTGAATTGAACAGTCTATACTTACGCTTCGATGCATAAGACCAGGACCACCTGGATTATCGCCTCTTTTCCGAGTTTAGGCTAACAATAAGATTTTTCGGCAAAATGCATTTGTTGCATGCAGGAGTTAAGGCGTCTGCACCCCAAAAATAGACCTACTTGCATCTTAGGTGTGAAAACCTAAGCGTGAAAGGACTTCCTGGTATGATGAGAGATGGTGGCAAGGTTACCTAAGAGCACGTATGTGGCTACATGGTTTCCCCAAAGCCCTCAGGTTCGTATCAGGCGACCGAGTAACGTCCGGGAGTAAGGGACTGCAAGGCAAGGCAAGATCTGGAGATGAAATGTCTCCTTTTCTCTCGCATTCTTACGAGAACCTCATGTCTGTTGAGTAATCTCACCATATAAATTGCGGTTTACCGCAGCTATATTAAAGATATGACTAACTTAAGAAGCATCGCTCCAGGAAAATTCCCTTTAACTTTAACTTCTCTTGTTTTTACCACTCTACTTATATCTAGCACTTTTAGTTCCCCAAGTATTGGGTTCCCTCACAGTACTGGACATAAACATAACTTCTCAACCTCTTCTGCTTACCAGTCTCCTGATAAGCCTTCAGCATCGGAAGATTCCGACTCTGAATCTAAAAAGGTAGGCTTCACTCCGATCTCCGATCTAGAATGGAGCAGTCTGTCTGCGGTTACACAACGTATCGCTCTTCTTGTTTGGGAAAAGCGTGACAATGTGCCTGCTGGATTCCTTACAGATCCGAAATACAAAGACCAGTATGAATATGCTGCGAAGATTTACTCTCGTGTTTCGTCGAAGCAAGAAGGTGGAGTTACAGCTTCCAATCCCGACGACGTTCTTGTCGATGGGATATTGGTTAAGAAGTCACTTCTTCAGCGGGCTGACTATGTAGTCGAGGACCCGTCCAACAAAGGGATAGCTATGTATCTGGATGCGGTTGCATACCAGAAACTCCAGTCTTCCTGTGTCTCCGTACGTAAGGAGCTTAGAACACTTTATCACCCTGGATCAGATAAAACAAAATTCCCCCCGCGGATTATATCTTCTATTTCAACTCGATGGTTATCAAGGCAGAAACGCCTTTTATTCCCTCTTATTCAAACAGATGTATATAGCTGGGCTGCATTCGTCCATCCTTCCATAGCGACTTTGTCAGATCTTAAGGCGTCTCAGCCTAAAGACTCTGCCAAGTGTCCTTTATCTCCAAACACTAAGATAAATGACGCAGTTGGTTACTTGGTTCGTTGTTTTTCGACAATGCAATCTGTTATATTCCTCCACCAGTTTTCCTCTCAGATAGCGTGGTGTGTCATAGCTATGGTGCTTTACTTTCATCATACATGGTACTACACGTCGTTACGTCATTCAACCAAGGTATTTAAGGAAGCCAAACGGCTTGTCTTTAAGTACCTTGCTGGTACGCCTGAACATATATCTATAGGGGTGGTAGTCTCGATAGACCCACGCGGGTTACCGAAGCTTATACCTCTATACTTACGTCTACTTATCGTCGCTGGCGATGAACGCGCAATTGCTGCGTGTTTGTTCGCTCTCGATGTCGGTAGAATGTATATATATGCCGGACCTGATTCCACCTCCTCGATTACCGAGAAGCCGTCTATCAGTAGTGCTGACGCCACCCTGTTTGCAACATGGGTGCCTATTATATCTTCTTGTATGGAGAAACCTGAGATAAAGAAAAACAATTACTCAGGTTCTTTCGTCGATGAGGATAAGTCAGAATATGTAACAATTCTGGGACTTGTGAAATACTTCTTTACGAATAAGGCTGGACCGAATGGCCATGCCCTTCTGTCTTCAGTTTTCGACTCTGTAGCTCTTACCCGTTCTCCCGTTCTGTTCGGATTGTTTGCATCTTACTGCGAAATCATTGGGAATCATAACCTTCCAATTATAGTTAGACGGATGTCTGCTATAACGGAGGCGGTGATCTCCTCTGTATCGAGTATGTTCGATGTTTACATTCCGAATTTCAGAAATGGTAAGATTGGCCGTGTTTACACCGCGAATGGGAAGTGTCGGCTTGTCGCCATACCTTCCTATTTTGTTCAGATTATATTCAAACCCATCCATCTCCTTATATTTTCTATACTTAGGCGCATACCGACTGATTGTACTTTTGATCAGGACGGTGGCGTCAAACGTATATCCGATATTGGAGGTAGCGATCTTCGGTCGTATGACTTGTCGTCAGCGACTGATAGACTTCCCCTCGTTGTTCAGATACCAGTAGTGGCTATCTTAGCAACGTGGTGTGGGTTTGACCCTCAAACAGCAAGCCGATTGGCTACTATTTGGGCGAGTATAATCCGGACGATCGATTTCACGCTTC